TCCACAATTTCAGGTAATACTTCTTCTACCTCTTGTGCTATAACACCAATATCGTGTCCTTTATACAAGTCTTGCTTGTCATTCCAATCAAATTCTACACCATTAAGTTTTTCTAATTTCTCTAATGGATTTGGAATATTTTTAATATTGTCTTTTAATTTTTTGTCTGATGATATATAAGCTACTACATCTGCTGTTGCTCCAATACTACCACTTACATCTAATCTATAAGTTGCTCCTGGAGTTGTAGTATCTGACTCTCCATATCCTAGTCTCATACTATGTGCTACTGTTAACTTACCATCAGTAGTTAAAGCCATTGCTCCTTGTGATTTACTATGTCCATCTTTAACCCATAAAAAACCTCTATTAGCTGTAGCGTCCATATTAAATGTCATAGCATATTGATTTGCTAAGCCACCATAATTATTACTATGTTCCATACCTATTGCATAATTACTACTATTCCAAACTCTAATTTTATCTCTACTAGAAGTTGTATTGTGAACAAATTTACCTGCACCATCTTTCATTTTAATTTTACCAGCAGTAGGTAATGTATCAGCACCAGAATATGTTGCATCTACATTTGCAAACGCACTAGCTTCAAAAGATATATCCCAATTATCATCATAAGTATCTACATCAGAAGCAAATCCTACTTGCACATTACGTACAGTAACTTGTGGATAGCTCCAAGTATCAGCTAGTTCTCCAATATATACAACGTGATTTGTTCCATTGTGTCCAAATCTTACAGTTCTTGCGTGGTTTTCTTTTGGTGTTAACATCATAGCAGTTTCATTTACCCACTCATTGCTACCTGCTGTTTGATATACATAACCAGCTATATAAAATGATTGACTTTCATAAGAAGTATAATCAAATACATCTACCCAAAAAGAAATCATATCTGCTGGACCACCACCTGATGGTATTGTAATAGTTAATGCTCCAGTATGAGTACCAATGTTAGTTCTATACATACCTCCACCAGGATGTGCTATATATCCACCTAATCCTGTATCAGGAGTATAATCCCACAATAAACCTTTTTCATTTGTAAGTTTTATATTACCAGTAACTTCTAAATCTGCAGTACCACCATCTAATTGTTGAACTTTAATTTTATCATTTGCAGATGCTTTAAATCCACTTGCATTACCATAAGCAGAATTATAACTACTCCAAAATCCTCCACCAGCAGCAGTGCTTGCTTCATAAGCAATATAACTACCATCAACTAGTGTATGTAGTTGTCCATTTTTTAACGCTAATACAAATTCTCCACCACCATTACTAACACCTTGAACTCTTGAATATCCATTACTTGCTAAATCTCCTACCCAAGAACCACTTTTACTCCAATATGAACTTCCTTGTAGTCCGTCTAATAAATCAGCGTCTAATGTACTTCCACTTCCATCATTGCCTTGATGCCATACTTTATAAGAATTAGCTCCTCTACTCCAACCACCAACTGCTAAATCATTTGTACCTCCGTCTAATCCAAAATAAACAGCATAGTCGCCAGCAACATGGAATGTCATAAATGCATCTGCTCCAGCTGTATCTTGCCATACTTGTAGTCCAGATTGATTACCACTTGTTGTATTTATTGCATCATTACAAGTAAATGTAGTTTTATTCGCAGCAGTATTAGGTGTTCCAGATTCAACTCCAGCTCTTGTAAATCCAGATGCTTGTATTCCGTCTACTGTGTCAGCGTCAAAGCCATTTCCACTACCCTCATCTGCAGTAGTTATAAATCTTAACCAACTTCTTGTACCACTACCATTTGTTTTTCTTCCATAAAAGTTTTGGTCATAAAAACTACCAGCAATTTGCATACTATAATAATTACTATCATTACTGTGAGTTGTAGCTATCATATGCTGATAAGTATTGTTAGTAATAGGCCAACCTTCTCCAGTTGTACCAGAAGCAGTTTGATAAAATCCAGATTCTGCTCTAGTTGTTATATCATCTTTTGTTACAGAATCTTGTGCAAAAGATGCTGGCATACGAGCTGAAGAAAATGTTCCACTTGTAATCTTACTTGCAGCTAAGCTTGGTATTCTAGCGTCACCAAAAGTTCCTGATGTAATCTTAGAAGCTGCTAAACTAGGTATTCTTGCATCAGCAAATGTTCCACTTGTAATTTTACCAGCTGCTAAGTTTGGTATTCTATCATCGTCTATTGTACCAGTTAAATTAATTGCATCTGTCCAGTTCTCATAATATGACCCATGTTGCCCATCTAAAAGGTCTGCATCTAATCCACTACCAGAGCCGTCATTAGCTTCGTTCCATACTTTACTCCAAGTAGCATAAGAGCCACTTACTGTAGTATGTCCTACATAAAAATCTGCATTACTATTATAACCAAGAGCTATACCACCCCAACCACCACCAGCATCTCTGTTAGCAATTTTATGAAATAGAAAATAATTTGAACCAGGATTACCGTATGATTGATTTCCACTTCTCATCATACCGCCAAAACCTACTGGTAAATTTGCCCAATCTGTCGTGCTTAATTGATTGCCCTCTAATCCAGTTCCACCTACACTACCTACATTACTTACATTGTCTTGCATACCATTTGTAAATGTAATTTTACCAGTTGATGTATCTGCAGCATCACTTCTTAAATATTTAGTGTCTGTATGTTGTGTAATGCTTGACAATGCAATTCTTGCATCAGCTATTGTTCCAGATGTAATTAAACTAGCTGATATATTATCTAATGTTGCTAAATCACCTAGGTCTAAATTCAGTCTTGCAGCTGCTGCACTTGTAGCACCAGTACCACCTTCTGCTAACGCTAATGCTGTACCTAATGTTAAAGCTCCAGTCACATCCAAATTTCCTTGACCTGTTAAAGTCATTCTTGTAGTAGTATTGTATCCTTGGTTATACAATGAGCCAAAGTGCATAGATACATCAGTTCCATCATATTCAGTATGAATAGAGCCTGTAATATTAGCTCCATCTCTCCATTGAATTTTACCTCTATCTCCGCCACTTGTATCATATTGTACTTTAATCATTAAAGCGGTATCAGTAGAAGTACCATTTTCAATGTGTAGCTTTGCTAAAGGTGTTGCGGTACCAATCCCAACTTTTCCACCGTATGGTTGTAAATGTATTTCTCCATCGTTAGCACCATTCCAAGTTTGCCATTGATATTCACCAGTAGCTATTCTTCTTATGTAGGATAAGTCATTTGCATTTGCACCAATATTTAATCCTGCACCTTGCAAACTTAATCTTGGTGTGCCACCAACAGTTAAAGGACTGACATCTCCAATAGTAACTGAACCACCTCTAAAGAAACTATTTCCATTTACATTTAATTTTACATTAGATTGATATGTTGCATCTGCAGTTGGATTTAAAGCTTTAAATAATTCAAAAACACCATTACTTGAATTATTTTGTAAAGTAGCAACAGGTACTGCACCTCCAGCACCACCTCTAGCCCATGTATGCCTAAAGCCATATCTAGGACCGTAAAACTCTAAATGGTCACCAGAAGTTAAACCTGAAGTACCGCCACTTGTATCATCCCAATAATTAACTTTAATTGCAGGAACAGCAGCATTATAACTTAATTGTCCTACTTCTAATACAAGACCTTCTGAACTACCACCTCTGAACTTCCCAACTCCTTGAACATCTAATTCTGTTCCATCAAAAGTAAGATTAGATTCTCCACTAATAGTTGTACTGCCACTTGCAGTTAACACGTTGTTATTAGTCATTCCAGAAACGCTTGTGATTGTACCAGCAGATTGTGCTACTAATTCATAAGCTTCACTAGTTTCGTTCCAAGATAATACTTTACCATCTTCTGTAGCTGTTGGATTTAAAGCTGCAATAGTTTGTAGTTCAGCATTATATTCTAATACATTTGTACCAATTACAAGACCTAAATCAGTTCTTACACCAGCTGCACTTCTACCTTCAATGGTATTAGCATCTGTAAATCGTGCATATTCTTGAGCTATTGGAGTACCGCTTGTGTCTACAAAACCACTAATTCTACTAGTTACATGGTCATAAATAGCATTACCAGTTGCTATAGTAGTAGCTCCATCTGCTACTGGACCTAATGTAAAACTACTACCAGTGATTTCAACTATTTCTTGGCCAGCTGAATTAGTAGGGTCATGAATGTAAAGTTTATCATTTGTATAATCATATCCTAACTCATATTGGGCAAGATTGCTAGTAGTAGGTGTACCACTACCTCGTTTAATTTTTATTACGTTAGCCATTTAACTCCTAAAATGTACCGCAATCTATCTGAGTCTCTAGTAGATTAGCACAAGTAAAGTCGCCTTTTTCATAATCAGAACTTGCAGCAACTGTATCTACTGTTGAGCCTGGTGTAACTGTTAATTTGTCATAAACTGTCCAAACACCTGTATCTGAATCAGCACCAGTTGCACTCGTATCTCTAAAAATTCCACTATATCTATTAAAATTTTCTCCAGAACTTCTATACGTACCATATAAACCGAAATCGAATGTATCGCCAGCATTATTATCGTAAGCAACTGCTATATTTACATCTTCTACTTGCAACGTACCTACGTTAGTAGTCACTGTATCACCATCAACCTGTAAATTACCAGGTATTCTTACAGTTGTTGAAGTTCCACCAATATTAACATTGTTTGCTCCAGCACTACCATAAATAGTTTTAGTCCCACTGTTTGTACAGTCAATATTTACCATTCCTGTTAAAGATGTAGCTGCAGTACCTAGATTAATTTCTGTACTACCTACTGTTACTGAATCGTGCTGCAATTTTGGATTTGTTACTGCTCCATCTTCTATGTTGTTTGTTTCAATAGCGTCAGCAGCAATGCTTACCACTCCATTTGTAGCATCAAAATCGTCATCTACGAATGCTGCTAAACCTAACGTTGTTCCATCGTCATCTGCTTTAGGTATTAATTCTGTCATATTGGTAGCTACATTTGATGCATTACCATAGTATAACTTTTTATCTGTTACATTTAATCCCAATTCACCATAGACTAACGATGGTGCAGTATTTGGTGATGTACTTCTTTTTAATTTAATTACATTTGCCATTTTTTATCCCCTTTTTAAAAACCGTCTCCACCATCAATAATATCATCATTCTGTAAAACGGTATTGTCTATTGTTAAAGTAACAGTATCATTAGAAACAGAAGATTGTATTCCTGTTCCCCCAGATACTGTTAAAGTTTCTCCATTTGTAATCGTACTTGAGCCAGCATCTCCTGCTGTTGTAAAAGAACTAAATTGTGCAGCAGTAGTATTTTTATTAACTGTTACTGTACTTGTTCTTTTTGTAACACGAATATCATTATCAGTCTTTCTTATTGTTACGCTCATGAATATGTTACCCTTTCAATTACTTCTATTTCACCTTCTAAATCTCTTGTAACATTTCCTAGTTCATCTGTTCTGAAAATGTCATATATTAAATTATCTCCTGGCAAAGCAGCAGTTTCAGCAGCAGTTAATGAAAATGTTACTTCCCCTGAAGCATTTTGACCGCTTGCAGTAAAATCTATAGGACTTCCTGAAAGCTGTATAGCATCTGTTTCAGGACTTCTTCTAATCCTAGAGCTAAACGTATCATCTGATACATTAATAGCTGCACCAGAAGAATCTGTAAGTGTAACCTCTAATGTAAAGTCAACGCCTTGTTCTATTACTAAATTATGTTTTGCTGCTGCCATATTTTCCCCTACATACTATGTTGATTAATTGCATAATTAGAATCATCCTTACCACGATTCTTATATTTTTTAGCCATCATTACACATTCTTTGTACTCTGCTTTGTAATACATAGCTTGTTGTATATTGCCTCTTGATGCGTGTAATTGCTCTAATACTCTATATACTGGAGCTTCATGAAACTCTGCAGGAAACTCAGGAGTATCTGTTAAAAGTTCTGAAAATCTTGTACCTTTTTTAGCATAGTGTATTCTAATAGTGTCACCAACAGATAATTCACTACTATCCAATGAAGTTAATTTATCCTTTACGTAATCCCACTTAGCTATAATTAGTGTATAATCTCTAAGAGTATATACTAAATCATTAGTAGGCCAATCAAAATTTTTAGCTACATCTGTCATGTTAAATCAGTCTCCTCGATATATCCTGTAAATCTTTTTACTTGTTTATTGTTATAGTCTACTCTATCAACACTTAAAACATCATCATTGCTAGTTATACCAGTAAAGTCAGTAAATGCATATCTTCTTTTATCGTCTACTGTAACATTTACGCTAGCAGTAGCTCTAAGTAATTCTACTTCACTTTCAAACTTATCTAATGCTCTATTTAACATTAGTCGTAATTGTGTTTCCCCTATTTCAGGAAAGTCTTGTTGTATAGTTTCAATCATTTCTTGTTGTGTCATTGTTCTTCCCTTTGTTGAGTAGGTCTACTATAAGAAGCTATAAAGGTAGCCAATGCTCCTTCATATTCTCTTTGTAATAATTGTAAATCTGCCATTTTTAAATTATGCTCTTCTGTATCATCTTGAAACTCATTTAACTCTGCTAGTCTAGCTTTAATAGCAGTTTTCATAATAATTAAATGTTCTATTTCGTCTGGTGCTCCAACTAATCCTATTGTTGATAAATCACTATCGAATGTAATTGTAGGATAATTTACGTGCTCTACTTCTGCTCCAGAACTAGCATTTGGTAGAATAAATACTTCTCCACCTTTTTTAAAATATACTGGACTATTACTAGTAGCTTTGTAAATAGAACCAGACTCAGTATATCTTGTTCTGTCTGAATAAGGTATTTCTCTTGCTGTTTTACCAACTCTAGATACACTAAGTATTCTGGCTGAAGTTATTTCTGCTCCACCACCACTATCATCTTCTGTAGTAGTGCTCATACTCCATAACATTTCTAATGGCAATACATTAATAATTTCTTTTGCAGCATCAGTTGCAAACTGCCCAATAGCAGTGTTGTCTACTACCACATCTGCTAGTAAGTCTAATATTCTACTTTTTACGCTTGTCGCTCCCATAATAATCCTTTAATTCTTTGGGGGGAGTATATTGCAACTCCCCCTTGTTTATTTAACTATTAGTTAAATTTAAGTACAGCATGAGTTTCTGGAAGAGAAATTTCAAGACCTGATTCTGTAAGAATCATATCTTTTCTTCCGTCAATATCATTGTCTTGTACGTTAGTGATAATTTGTGTGTCTCTTGACTCACCATTACCAGCTAATGGTCTGTATGCTACATTGTTTAAGTCAATCGCAACAGCATGGTCAGCCCATGGTCCTCTTAGTAGAGGTTCCATTACGAAGTTTAATGTACCGTACATAGTGTCAACTGTAGTTACAGGAACGCCATTAAACATACCAGCATTCTTGTCTAAGTTAGCACGCATACCGCTGTTTCCAGCCATAGTATTTCCTAGGAAGGATTGTCCGCCTAGTTTGTTAAGCCAGTTCATGATACTTCTAGAAGCAAGAACAAGTTTATTACCACCTGCTGATGATTCTGGGTCAAAGATATCTGACATAGCGTCAACAAAAGTATCATACCCTGAATTACTGTAAGTAAAGTTTTTTACGTTACCGTAAATTTCAGTGTAAGGTAAAATACCCCATGTTTTACGTACTGGACCACTACCTGATTCATCTGCAGAACCATAACCAAATAGTAATGCATTTTCAATGTCCATTTTGTGTTCCATTAGTTTTTCTTGATACACTCTCATGTATTCATTAGCGTCACCTCTGTAGCGAGTAGCTAAAGATGAACCAGAAAATAAAGGTACTGAAGTTTTAAAGATTTGGGTATAACCCTCTCTTGAATAAAACTCATCTCTCCATCCTTCTGGAGCATCACTAGCTTCAGCGTGAGCTGAACCAATGATTTGTGCAGGTGCATTATCTGCAAGTTCTAATGTATCTGCATCTACCATAGCACTAAAATCTACTGCTCCAGCAGCTTGGTCGACAGTTACAGCTCCATCTACTGCACTTTGTGAGCCTTTAGCTACATAAAGTGCTTTTTGAAATGTTGCTGTAATAGCAGTATCATCAGTTCCTTGGGTAACACCTGCAGCGTTTATACGATAATAAAGAATAATATCTTTCGCAACTCCGCCAGTTGTTAACACACCTTTTACTACAAATGTTTGAAGTGGTGTAGCAAATTCCACTTTAGCTGCAACGCCAGTTTTTCTTCCTGTCACATCATAATCTACATCAAAGTCAACTGCAGACAGGTTTAATAAACCTGCAGAATATGCTGTTGAACCATCGATTAAAGTTACATCAGAACCATCTCCATCAACAAAGAAGTTTCTTCTTTGCCATTGATGTCTTTTTTCTAAAAATTTAAAAACAGGGTCATCAGTTGGTTTTTTTGCAACTTTAGATAGATATGCGAAGAACGGGGAAGCAGCAGGGTTTAACTCGGCAACTCTTTCACCAAAGTTAAACACTCTTCTAATATCATTGATGCTTGTATCTGTTGGTGCAGCACCAATGCTTCTCGAATATATGTCCGCCATAATAATCTCCTAATTGTTAAAAGATGTTACGCTTGTTATAATCACTAAGCATAGCATCCATCATTTTGTCTTCTACGTTTTTACTTGGCGACTGTACACTCTGACCTTGCTGCACCCCTATCGGTTTTGGGATGGAGAGTTTTTCTTGTCTTTGATTCATTAGTTGTTGTTTCTGTTGAGCTTCTTGACTGACTTGTTCAGTTATTTGTGGGCCATTGCCCTGATTCAACTGGTGTAGCTTTACTAAATTGTCTAAAGACAATGATTCAGGTGAACTCATAGTTTTTACAAAATCATTAGCTTGTTCAGGAGTATAGTTAAATTTCATCTGCAATTCATTCAAGGTTTCTTGATGCTGCTGACGAGCTAACTGCTCTTGTTGAGCTTTAGTCATTTGTTCTTCTCTAAGTTCATCTTTCTTCAATACATAATCACTCATCTGCTCCAGATAGTCCTCTTTTGATGCTAAATACTTAGCACTAGCACTTTCTGGGTCAGCTAAGGCCTCAGAATAATCATAGTCTCCTGGTTTCACGGGCTTAGTAGGTTTAACTAGTTTAGGTTCACTAATTTCCTGCTTAGGTTGAGCAGATTGAGACTTCAATGCTTCCATTTCAGCTTTTAAAGCTTCCATTTCTGCTTTAGTCTTATCTGCTTGTGACTGCCAGTAATTAAATTGACTATCATCTTCTTTTGCTTCAATAGTATCAGGAGTACTTACAGGTTCACTTCCAACAAATGCCGCTTCCTCTTGAATTACCTCTTCTGAGCTAGCTTGTGCTGCAAAAGGGTCTTGTCCTTTTGGATTAAACACTTGTTCAAAAATGTCTGCTTGAATATCACTTGACTCTACAGTCTGGTCTTGTGCATTCTCTTGTACTATATTGCTTTCTACTTGTTCCATTTTTTATTTCCTAACGTTAACTCTCTTCTTCCTCAAATAAACTTTCTGGTTGTTCTATTGAGTTTTCAGAGTTCATCAACTGTCTTTGTTGGTCTCCGAGCCTAGCTTGAAATAAACTAGACGCCATATCAGCTCTATTAGACACCTTATCTAATTTTGAACTAAATTTTTCTACTTCTAATCGCTTCTTAGCATGAACTTCTTCACGCTGAGCTGTTTGTAAGTCACCTTTGACTTTCTTCAATTCTTCTTCCATTGCTTGCATTTGTTGCATCATTTGTTGCATTTGTCCACTTCTACCCATAACACCGTCAATATCCACTAATTCTGATTTCTTAAGTACTTCAGTTTGGTCAATAAGTCCCATTTGATACATTTGCATATATGTATTCAACAATGCCATTCTATTTGTTGGTAATGTAGAACCTGATACAATTTGTATATCATATTTACCTATACCTATATCGTGATACTTTACAACATCTCCATTTTCCATTTCTTTGAAGAAATTAAAACGTTGTGTAGTTTCTTCACCATTAGGCTGTACTAGTCTAATCACTTTTTCTTCTGTATATAATTGTTGCATTAAAGGAACAGCAATAGAACCTACTTGATTTAGCATATCTTCTATGTCATCTCTACGAGCTTTAATTCTTCGTTGTCCAAACTCATCCACTACAATAGTACCTCTATAAGTAGCAGGAGCTCCTTTACCTCCACCTTGCATTAATTCGTAAATACCAAATCCATATTCAAGGTCTGATTTTGCATCTGCTTCGTTTTTATACAATTCATTGGGAAGAGGTACTGGACCAGCTACAATCGGTGCACCTAGCTCTGCGTCAAATTCAATGACACTTGTTCCTGCTCTTCCCCACTCTTCTTCAACTTGTCTTTTATCTACGCTACCACGTGGTATCAATAGTTTAACATTGGTACTTGTACTAGCGTGTGCAATAATTAAAGAACGAATCTTGTTAATATACTCTTGTAATGGTCTATAAATACGTACATCTGACTCAGGAAATGGAGTTCTTAAATGTATATTCATTACAGGTACAATAGGATAATCTTCTATAGGAAGTACTCTTTCGTAAAGCAATGAGTCTCCTACACTTGCTACCATTCTAATTCTAGGAACATCTACTTCGTAACAACTTAATTTTTGTAGTCCTTTTAATTCTTCTGGTGTAATAGGCAATAATGCTGTTGTACTACCTGGGATAGAACCTGGACCTTCTTCTCCTGGTACACGTACTGGCTCTTGAGGTACTGGTTGACCTGTATTTGGGTCAAGTTGCATTGGAGGTAATGCAAAATGAAATAATGCACCTTCTTTTTCAATAATATCCAATAGTTCTGCAACTGCAGTATCTTCCCATACTATAGTTTCTTCTCCAGTAACTTTACGTACTCTTACATATAGTTGTGAATTGTAAGCTTCAAACTCTTCACTTGTAAATAAAAATTCTCTTTCACTAAATGGTTCAAATACATTGTAGTATCTATGAATCTCTCTAGTATAACGCTCTAAATATCTTCTTACAGTATGTGCTCTGTCTTCAACATCTCCAGGAAATACTTGGTCTACTGTCTTAGATAGGTTCGTTACTGGATAATCATCTGATGCTTCTGGCTCTTCTGCTGAGTTTTCAATAATATCTTCAAACTCAGGATACATCTGCATTGCTGCTTCATCTGTCATATAGCTTGCCATAATAATATGGGCTGCATCTCTACAAAACTTGTCTTTTGAGTTAGGGTCAATATATAAATCTAATGGATTTACTGCTTTTAACTTTACTTCCCCTTTACCCATGTCGGCGTCTGGGTCTTGATATACCATCAATGCACCCATACCACCCACATAATAATCGTCAATAACTTGTTTTAATTCTAAGTCTCCTTGACTAATTTGCCAAATGTACTGAAATAAATCTGAAAATACCTTTGCTGTATCTCTATCACTATCTTCTCTTCCTGTTGCTCTGAATTGTGGAGAGTTGTATGTCAATAGAGCTTTTGCAGTTTCTACGATTGGATGAATACGATTAACAACAATCGGTGCTTGTCCTCGTTGTTCAAGTACTTCTTGTTGTTCTTTAGTCCATTGAGCACCTGCTCTAAATTCAATTGACTCTTGAAACTTTTGTGCCCATGGCTCTCTTGAAGAATTGTACTGAGTCCAGAGTTCTCTGGTTACTTGTACTTCTGGATGTGTTTCTCTTTCGTCGAAATTACCAGTGTCATAGTTAAATACTAACTCATTCTGGCTTTCTGGCTTTCTGCTTTTTGCTTTTCTTTTTTGTATGTCCATGCTCAATCATTATGTAATCTTTAGGTATCTCTATCTTTTCAATTTTATCTATACTTGAAATGAAATCCTCAAAACTCATAAGATATTTTGCAAATTTTTTATCAGCCATTTCTAACTTTGAATTTATAAACAAATATTTTAAAAAGTCAAGAACTTTTTTACATTAATCTCCAGTCTACTTTAGACTTGTAAAAATTAAATTGTTCTTGTTGTTCTTTAGTAGTTTCATCGTGAGATGGTTTATATGCATTTTTGTTAGCATAAAAGAATCCATCTAGTAAGTCATCGTGTTTACCACGGGGATACAATAGCAGTTCATCTTCAAAGGCCTGCATTGTTTTTTTCATAAATACTTTCTTGTTTGCAAATAATGGCTGTAAACTTTCTAATCGGTATGATTTACTTGTTCTAGGATTTTCTTTTACTTCTAGTCCAGGAATAAATAATCCTAACTCTTCTGACTTTTCTTTAATGTATTGACGTAACATTTCCTGATACCCAACAGACTCAATACGTGTTTTAGCACTATCGTATACTTTAAAGTTCTCTATAATAGCATCTGCTAATTGTAGAGGATTTGCTCTTTTTCTGTAGTAAGGTAGGCAAAAACGATTATTGTCTTTATCAACAGCAATATTAAATATTACACTATAGTCTGCTGTTTTCCTTGTACTACTAGCAGGGTCGACACCAGTGAACACGTTCACAGGTCGTCTCTCGTTTACTTCCTCACCATTAAGGTTCGTCAGAACGAGGGTCGACAACCCTGCCTGGTCTGTCTCAATATATCCATCATAAAACTGAAAGTCCTCTGGTCTGAATAAATTATCTTCATCTCCTACTATTTGACATAAGTATTCTCTATAGAATACAGACAAACGATTAATACTTTCTAGCTCAGACTTCTTTTTCTTTAATTTGTCTATAGGCCATACTTCTTCCCATAATGGTACTTGTTTATCCATGTCAGGTCGATACTCTAAGTTTCTCCACCCTTCCATAGCTTTTAATGTTTCTACTAGACATCGTTCATGTTGTGGAGTTCCGATAACAGCAATCCTACCCTTGATAGGGTCAAGAGAAGGTACACCTGACTGAAGCAGCCAACGCAGATTAAACTCCATTGCTTCTGCTGTTTTAGTGTTTACTTCGTCTTCTGGGTCATCTAGTATAATAAGTGTCGGTCGTTGATTCCCATGTTTAATACCACGTATCTGTTGTCCTGTACCTTTACAGATAACAATACTACCATCTTTTAGTTCTATTTCATTATTACTCCACTTGCGTGCCGATTGTTGACCCCAATACCCAAAGAAGTATCGAAACTCTTGAGAGTAATCTAATACATCTTTGATTGTTCCCAGGAGCTTCGTAGCGTGCGACTGAGTTCGTGACACAAGTACGACAACCTTAACACCAGGGTCAAACATAAGATGGAACAAAGGAAAAACACCAGCAACAACGGAAGA